GATAAGCAACTTCAAGCCAGACGATGCCTGCGCATGCGAAGTTATTAAAGACATTACTTTATTTAAGAACCTCTGAAACCCCTTGTTCTTACGAACATCACTCATTGGATAAGGAGTATTAGTCCAAATATTAGGTACAGGTACTAATGGAAATATATTAGTATCCAAAACCTTTTCATATAAAATAACCTGTCCAACAATACAGGTAACCTTAACACGAGTTTGTTGTACTTGCACAATATCAAAAAGCCCTTGATCAAATGCCTCAGCAGTTTTCTTATCGGCTAAAAGTATCTCTAATCCTTTATTATCTAATACTTTTTCTTGACCAGTTTGTAAATCAACCACCCTAAAGAATGGCATCTTTACTTTTCTAAAATCTTCTATAATTCTATATTTTTCACTACCATCACCAAAATCATAATCTTTTACTATATCTGGAGTAAATGATAATCCTTGTTGCTTATTTTGTGCAGATGGATAATCTTCATCTGTTATTCCAATTGTTTCTATATTATCAATTAATACATTTCCATCCTCATCAGGAGTATTTAACATTGGATATGCATCAATCAATTGATCTTTTGTCATAATTGTAGACAACTGCATGCCTGTAGCATCATCAAACCATTTATTTCTACTATTAGGATCGACTACTACACGAAATGGATCAACATATGTAAACTTAACATCACCTCTACCATAATCAGATTCAGGGTCTACATACCCATAAAAGTATCCTAAGCCTGCAACAGAGTAATCATGTATCACCTGTTTGAATACTTCATCACCATCAGAGTTATCCCACACATATTCAAGTATAGTTTTCCAAACATTTGCCAACTTATTATCAGAATCCTCTCTGCCTATGGCAGAAAATTTTGGTGGCTTAGAAGTGATAATTGCCTTGAACTGCTCAATAGCTGCATATAATCTATCAATGGGTAACCCCATTTGATTTCTCTCGGACAATTCTCTTGCCTCTCTATCTGAAAAATGGTTGCCGAGATAGAAATCTATATCTTCTCTAGCTTGGGTATCCCAATCAGTTCTGGCATTATACCATCTGTCCCAACGCTCTTTTATCTCTTCTGCTACTTTATTTTGTGGAATCATATGTTAAATTTACTGAAAAATGAGTATTATATGCAAATTAGATACGTTTGCCAGTAATCCAATCATACATCTTCCTTGCAGACCTATACGTCCCATCTTTCTGTTTCTCCTTGTTTTTATTTCCTGCCTTGGGATTTCCCTTAGCATATTGAGTGGCTAACCAAAAAGCATCAATAGTATCATCATGAGAGCCTTTTGGAAAATCAAGTAGTTCGCCAATAAACTCATGGTGAACTTTCTTAAGATGTACAGCCCCAGCCTTGAACATAGGTTGTAATCCTTCGAACAATCTGTCTTTCTTCTTTTGGGTATATCCTTTAATTCCTTGTTCAATTCCAGGCACGAACAATCCTTCTCTCTTACTTCTCTTTTGAACATAGTCTCTAAGCATTTCCTGATATGCAATCGTTTCAATATTAACCCTTCTTACTGGATCGTACCTTTTAAGTATTTCAAAAATCTTGTCAGCACATTCCATGGGGAGCACTCTTTCACGCCAATACTCAATAACATAGTAATCATATTCTGCAGTAACGCCCAGAACCATAATAACGCTATAATCGTTCCTACTAGCAACAGTTGAAGCTGGATCAACACCAATGTAAATATTGACATATTCGGTGTGTCCATCGTCAAACTTGATATACCAACTTCCTGATTCTTCTTCAAATCTAATATTCCCCCTATAAAGTGCTCCATTTATATCTTCCTCAGCAAAAATCTGATCTTCTGGTGATTTTGCTTGATTCATATACTCCTGATAGAACTTTGCAGGAGTTCCACTATCAATGTAAAATTGCTTACGTTCCTCTAATTTGTTTAATGGCCAGCGAGAAGGCCAGATAGGCTGACCATCTTCAATGGCTTTTTGGGTATATACTTCCCAAGAATATGCTTCCCCACTCTTGCGAGCATCCCTCCACCCTGTGACCAACCCATTTAAGAAGGAATCCCAATGGACAATTGTACCATTACACCATAAGAAACCATTCTTGTCGAAGTCGATCGCTGGAAACACAGCTGCAGTTACCCAGTTTTTAATTTGTAATCTTGCCTCAGGTGTCTTTGTATTTAACTCAGATTCAAAATCATCTAGTACCATACCAGTAAAACGAGTAGATAACTGCTTTTTACCACGTAATCTCTGGTTTGCACCTTTCGCTATCATTCTGCACCCATTCGTTAACGTAAACTCTGATTTAGTCCATTTGTTCCCTTGCAAGTCTCCAAAGTAATAATCTATGGCTGGATTGAGCTCAATATGATTCATTACCCAATTTAAATTATCTATTGCTTGATCTTGTGCCTCACCTATCCATGCAATAAATTCAGGTCTATCTTTTGTTGCAAACAGAAAGCGATGAAGGATTGCAGTAGCTGCTAAGGTAGATTTAGCATGGTCACGTGGTAATACAAGACCTAATTGCTGTATATCTTTATCAAGTAGGAGCTTCCCTACCTCTACATGAAAACCAGGAGTTGCAGAAGCAAGGAAGTCCTGAGGAGAGAATAGTTTCCCAAAAACAATTAAATCTTTATAAGCATTAGCTAATAACTCTTCATTCTTTGAAACATCACCATGTAAGTTTAAATTTGCCATTAAATAACACCAGAGCTCATTAACATTCTAACATATGCAGATAATAACTCTGAAATATAATATATCTCTCTAAATACAAAATAAAATATAACTAATATAGCCATACGCCAAATTAAAGTAAGTGCCTCTGTCATTATTCTTCTATTGTCCTATGCATGCAATATTCTGTTTTACAATCATAATCTTCATAGTGACCAAAATGAAAATGATCAATATTGCAATTTGAAGGGCAAAATCCATAACCTATCACTCTAACCATTAAAGTATCTCCTATTCCAATTGCATATGGGATTGGCTTTAGCTTTTTTTCCTCGTATTCCATGAATATCACAAGAAGAATTATTATAAGCTTTTCCCATATCATTATTTCTTACCAAATACATAAACACCAATATTCAAACATCCAATTAAAAAAGTGAGGACATTACCACCTATGTGCCAAAAGTAGAGGTTTAAAAACCCTACAAATAAATTTAATAGGCGTAATAAGTCCCTTCTGCTCACTCTACAGTATCAGCTACAATCTTGGCTAAGCGTTCACAACGATTCTTGGTTTGCCTGTACCAAAGTGAATCTTTCATCTCTTCAGCAGCAGCTTTCCACTCTTTAATTCTCATATTGCCGATCATTTTTTTAAATTTCAGCATTCCACTTGTACCTATCTGAAAGCACATTTCTAAAATAACGCCTTGAACATTAGAAGGTAATTCATCATACCAATCTAATTGCTTGATAAGACCCTCGTGCTTATCGTAAATACGATTTTTTACAATATTTAAAGACTCGTCTTGAGTCAAATATGTAATTCCATGCCCTATAGTCCAAACACCTTCAGAGCATTTGTAGGGTTTACTCTCAAAACCCTCGTTTTCACAAACTCTTTCTACAAGATTATTGAAATCTAACATTATGCCTCTCCTCTTAATCCAGGTTTCCCCATAAATTTAGTTAAATGGTTATCAACGTCAAACTCAGACTTGCAATGAGGACACATCCAGCCAGTAACCTCATCAAAATCGTCTAAAAGTCCTACACGTTGTGTATATTCATGATCTAAGTACAATTCTTTGTCGCAAATTGGACAAGGATCATCTTTTTTTTGTTTTCTAGTCGTTTTCGTTTTTTTCTGCATGTGCTATTAGCTCTGGTTCTCCATGTTTTTTAACTTCTTTTAGCTGCTCAGGCGAAAAACCAGCCCAAACAGTAACTTGTTCTGATTTTGTTTCACCTACATCGAACAATCCAGACATCTTTGCAAGGCTATCAAGTGCTTTTAGCTTATGTGTATCGTTTTCAGCCATATCTGCAATTGTTTTGTATCTTTCAATGATGTATTCTGGCGTTGCCTCGTTTTCTTTTAGTATTTCTAAAATTTCATTTTTTACCATTTTTTGAATAGTCTCCGTTTTTAAGAGTTTCTCAGTGCGATTTTTGATATATTTGTCTTTTTTAGCGTTTGGATAAACACGTTTGTATGCAGTAGTCACATCAATGCCACTAGCAACATACCTTGCAAATAATAGTTCTCTTGAATTACGTCCTCTCTTATTGAAATCTTCTTTACTTGTATTTGTTCCAGAGAATGCATATATGTTTTCAGCTATACCATTTTCACCTAACATCTCTTTATTTTTATCATTTGCCAAAAATGTCCCACAGACTGTGCGAACACAAGGCACAGTCTTCTTTTCATCCTTAGCAATATTTAACAATCTTAGGATTTGACACACATATCCATCATCTGTAAAAACCCATTCACCTTCTTCACCATAACGCCAGTTATGACGGACAGGGAGATTAGGATTTGATAAAGTAAACTCTGCCTTATCATCTC